GCCAAACCTTGGTTATCGAGCTTGGGAGCTTCTGAACTTCTAAATTCAGATCTGGCCCCCGTTGAGCCTTTTATGGCTACAACGGCGGGTCCCAACCATTCAACGTCTTTAGCATCCTACCCTGTCGACACCCTTTATTGGGTGGTGAGAGGATGGAAGCTCTCACCTTTAGTGAGTTATTTAGACGCCGTTGGGGCAACTACATTTAGATTTCATATAGAGTCTTATGCAGTTGAGATACTGAAGTTCGTCTTGGATGACGAATGGAAGGAGGCTTGGAAAATATCGTCAGACTTTGGAGACTCGGTTAACATTGATGCGGAGAAACTAGCTCACTACTTCCCTTCTCACTCGAGGCTTGAAGGCCCTAGAGGCCATCAAGACGATGTGATCCGCCCGTCAGGCGGGAAGCTCTCCCTAATTAAGGAGGCTGCTGGTAAGGTTCGTGTGATAGCTATCCCTGACGCGTTAACGCAGAGTGTTCTCAAGCCTATGCACAAAGTACTGTTTGACATACTACGTATGTTACCGTCAGATGCTACTTTCGATCAGCAAGGATCACTTCGATCCTTTGCCGATTCGGGCCATAAGAATGTTTATTCTTTTGACTTGAAGGCAGCAACTGATACAATACCTATGGTGTTGTATACTTCTATGTTCAATAGTGTTTTTGGAACTGAGATCTCCGAAGCATGGACATCCCTTCTTCGTGATCGAACATGGTCCTTACCTTCTTGGCAGAAAACCATTAAGGGCAAGGAGGCAGTGTTCCCACTGAGCTTCACGGATGATCGAGGTAACACTTCGTCATCGGTGAGGTACGCTCGTGGTCAGCCTATGGGTGCTTTATCATCTTGGGGTGCATTAGCTTTGCTGCATCATTTTGTAGTTCAGTTTAGTGCATTTCTCGTTGGTGAGTATCCGTATTATGACTATCGAGTTCTTGGTGATGACATTGTTATCGCTGGGAAGAGTGTGGCCAATTCTTATTTGACTACATGTTCCTCTTTAGGAATTAAGGTGGGGTTGGCAAAATCCTTTTCATCCGAAAATGGTTTTATCAATTTCGCCGGACAATCCTACTTAGGATCGTTGAATCTATCGCCGATTTCCTTTAAACAGGAGATGGCGGCTAATGACGGCTTTGGTCGTCTTAGTTTAGTCTCTCAGGCAGTTGCCCGAGGCTGGATATCTTTGTATTCCAATAATTTTATGTCGGCATGCTAACGATACATGCTTCCTCCTCTGTATGTTAATCAGATAGAGGTGTCAAGGAAGGAAGGGAAGGTCCATGATGCTGCGGTAAGTTCATCTAGTTTAATCTTCCGAAGTATTCTCGAGGGTGGTTTACCCATCTTGAATCCTTTGGGAGGACCTACACTTTCAGCTGTTAGTTCTGGAATGTTATTTCCAGGGCTGCAGCTGTTGTGTAATAGCCTAGATGTCCTTGCCGAGCGCAGTCCTGAAAGGGATTGGGCGGCACGATTAGGTGTTGAAGATTATATCTTCCCTGAGTCGCTTGGGTTGAATCTTGTTCGGATGAGCCATTCTATTTGATTGGCTCCTCTCGCACAACAGACTCACCAGGGTTCTCAGTCCGAGAGATAGATTCGGATTCCTCTATACTCGAATACCTCATTCCCCGGATACCTTTGAGGGCCAGGTTCAATCCCTGGGAGGATAGTGTTATTCACTATAACGAATACCTCTACGCTTAGGAGAATGCGTGTGGTTCTCATGTCCTGAAGTGAGCGTCCCTACGTTTAGGGAGTTGGACAGTACTTAACTGTTGGCACTGTGATATGGATCGCTGCGGGACCCCTGATGGTATCTTTATCATTATGTTTTGCAGACCCGGTTCGAGACCGGGCG